ACGAGTATCAAAACCTTCTACGAAGAATCCAGCATTTTTAGGTTGTGCTGATACTCTCCTACGTTGATGGGATATTGCCTGTACTGGCGAATCTGCAAAACGTGCAACTTTGTCTAGTGCTTCGTTAGTTCCGATCTTATCAATAAACTCGGCAACACCTTGACAGTCTGGCTTGTTGGTTACAAAATTCCGTAACCGTGTTGTTTTTTGTTGAAGCGCATGTAATACATCAGCAGAATAGCGATGTATATACGAGGTTTCAATGTCATAAAAATTAGCCATATTGTACCTTTTATAGAAATCTCATACACGATATGTGTATAAGTAATAATCACAGAACCTAGTGATTGTCCATAAAGGATCACAACAGACTTTTCGGCAGGGCAATTGCTTGTCTGCCTATTATCGTTAATTCGGTATTACCTCCACCATGGAGGTGTGATGTTATCTTACTCGTCTTTGACTTGGATATGCTGTTTTAAATAGCCTATCCATTTTACTCATTGCAGTCTTGTGACTTGGGTCTTTATTGTCTCTGTATGATTTAGAGAAGTCCTTATCACGATAAAGAGCCTGAATCTCTTCCTGCGCAGATTGCGGAGACATTTGATTTCGACCTAATCCTGTGCCTACTGCAAGTGCTTCTTCTCCTAGTAACTGACCGACTTTTGAAAAGGCTTTGATCATTTCAGGATGATTACCAAAACCAGAACCATCTAATACTTCAGTCAATTCAGCAGTACCAAACTGGGCATAAGCTCTTCGGGCATAATCCAGATTACCATCGTAATTCTTTCCCCAATCTCGTTGGAGTCCAATAGTAGTCTCGACTTTTAAATCCTCCATAGCTTGTTCCTCATTTTTGGCATCTTCCTCTTGTATATCTCCAAAAAGTTCTAACAAGTTATCGGCTTGATTCTGAGTAAGATTATTCTGATGTGCAAATGATTTAAAATCATCCAGTACACCATCTACATCCTCACCAAAATCATAACCATTTGCTTGTTCAGGTCTTCCAAGTTGATTATAAAAACTATCCCAACTTTCCCCTTCTTGCGGAAGGGAGATGAGATTGTCCGGGTTTCCTCCTATCATTTTGACTGCATTAACGTAGGACTTAGCAAGTTTGTCTACAGAGTCAAATGTTTGGAGACTAGGTTCATCCCTTAAGCCTTCCGGCATAGTGGATGCGTTAAATTGAATAGTAGAATCTATTTCAGCTTGTCCTGAATCTTCTACAGGAGCCATTTCTTCTGCCATATCTATTTATTGTTAGGGTTATGCTCGTCTTTCTACACGAGCTTGTTCCTGCATGTCAATTCTTTTCCTTATGGCTTCCAAATCTGCACCAACGAGATTGATAATCTCCATTACTACAGTTCTTTGACCTTCCTGCCATGCAGATGTATAGGGGTCATTAGCATGTGAAGTACGAAAGACATAATGTGCATTTGCAAGCATTGCAATAACATCCTGCCCATCTTCTCCACTAAAGACCTCCTTAAAACTCTTACGCTTACCTTTTTCCTGTAACCAGCGTGAAATCATGCGGCTTCTGCTCTAAGTGCTTCTGCCTTTGCAAGTTTTTCATTCAAATCACCAGCAACTTGAGCCTGTTGTAATTGTTCCTGTTGCTGTTGCTGTCTTTGCTGTTCTGCAATCAGCTGATCAACTTCTTCTTTTGTTCTAAGATTAGAAGTAGGTATTTGCAGGACTTCCGCAGTATTTGAGAGTATTTTCTGAGTATTAAAATACATTGGTATAGTCTGATCAATCTGAGCAAGCGGCATAATCATTTCAAATAACTGATTCATAGAACTTATCTCACCTGAACGCATTGCAATAGAAACTGGATTTATATATTCTATTTTAAAATCATTCTCCATTTCAGCTGGCATTTCAGGTAGTCGGAATGATCTCATTAATACATTAATTGTCCTTCTTATCAATGGATCAAGAAATTCTGCTTCTTGTCTGGCTAGAATTGGCCCCAATATTGGCATTCTCTGTCTCATTCTTACTGATACTTCAGTTGCAGAGAAGCGCATTACATCACCATCCGGTGCAATTGGACCTGGTAATTCCAATAAATCCAAGAAGTAGCCTTCCCTGATTGCGGCTGTACTTTTTGCGTTTAATTTCTCTGCATAATCAGGTCTTGCATTAGTTGGCACTTCAAAGATCATATCTTTGCCCCCTAGCCCGATTGAATAGTAATTTATTGCATCCGGTGTAGTATCTAGGGGGTCTAAGAGTCCAGAATCCGGTACGAATAGAGGCGGAGACACCGCTTTCTGAACTGCTTTTAAATATGTTCTGTCAACTTCATTGATAAGCCGTATATCCGGCATTATCTCCCATGTTGGACCTCTTCCATAAATTTCCCTGTCCGATCTTTCCCATCTTGCACAGATATAAGGCATTTCTTCATATCCACCGAATTGTAATATCTGTTTTCTATCTTTCAAGTAATGAATAGATACAAAGGGTTTTAAAAATCCTTCTGGCAGGAAGTTCTGTATTGTCCATGAAGGAAATACTGCATGAACGACATCATATTCATCCAGCATTTTTGAACCAAACCCTTTTTCTACAATCTGTTCAGGCAGGGTTTCTGGATCAAACCTTGAAACTAGGTCTTTTGCCGTTTGTTTATAGTTACGATATATTGTGTCAATTTCCATCTCACTTCCGCTACCCAATATACAATCCGAAAGAGGAAAATTGCGGAAACGAGGACCAAATCCCGGCAAGTCTTCAACAAAAACAATACCAGTCCCGAAAGTCCCTGCTTCCAAGTAATACTGAAAAACTGCACTTTGGAAGTTTGATGATGGTCGTGATATATGATGTTTTAATATTTTAGATGCTTCTTCCAACCATAGGGCAACATTACGGTTTTTATCAACTTGACTAAGCCCTGTAGTCAACTTAAACCATTCTGCACCCATTGGCGTAAATACATTATGGATGTTTGATGCAAAGCGTTTCAATAGTCGCATTGCCGTTCCTTCAAACGCCATACCCATTCTATTATCACCTTTAGAATGAGTTGTAGTAAAATCAGAACGGTGAGGCAAGACATATTCTGCCATTTCCTGCCACTCACGCTCCCAAACCCTGCGATTATTCTTTAACTTTTCATGGTGTCTGTCAATAACAGCACCTAAATCTGTATTTTGCTCTGCCATTTAGGATTATGATGTTAAGATACTACTACCTCTAGAACCAGTAAGGTTCATCTGCCCCCGGGATTCTTCACCTCTTCTTTTTTTGCCGTATCCACCTCCGACAGTCCCTCCTCTTGCTTCACCGCTCCCACCTAGCTCACCTCTCAATACACTGAATTCTTCTTCACTAAGTCCTCCCTGTCCCTTAACGTTTGGTCCGATTATCTCATTTCCTTCTTCATCTGTCATGTAAGGTCTATCATATTTTTCATTCCACATATCCTCAGACATAACCCTGCCTGTATTATGTTGTCTATTGTGTGCCATGTTATTTCCTAATTAAGATGTTAATATACTACTTCCTTGTGAACCAGTAAGATTCATCTGGCCACGAGATTGCTCACCTTTACGCTTCTTCCCATAACCACCTCCTGCTGAAGATGAATCAGAATGTAATATTGCAGTTCCATCTGCTCGGAATCCGCCTGTTGACCCTTTATCTATATCTTCCCATTCTGCCATTGTTTCTTCATGTGGATCGACATAGCCAGCTTCACCCAACTGTGTCCCATCTTCCATTTCCGTACCTTGAGGCGGTTTCATCCAGTAAGTATTTCTCGGTCTTGGTACTACATTTGCCATATTATCCTCTTATCCTGATGTTAATATAGATGCCCCCGATGCAGGAGACAGATTTGCCGCTAATCTTCCTTGCTTCTTTTTCCGTATATTCTGTAATGCACCAAGTTCAGCATCCGGATCAACTTCTGATGCACTTAATGTTGGAGGAGGAGCATCGTCAGGTTCTTTATAGTCACTACCTTTACCTTGTGCCTGGTCCATAATATCTTTTAAAGTACCACCATATATTTCACCCGTCCATTTCCCTAATGTACCTTTGCCGGGGTCCCATTTACCTAATGCACCTTTTCTCCCACTAATATCTCCTGTTGTTATTCGGTTAATTCCTTCGGTAAATGTCTCATTCGTTCTCCTACCAAGATCACGACTTAATCCTTGTAATGATTTTCCTAAATTAAATCCCATATTCACCTTTTATATTAAATTGTTAATATTAACTGTCTTAATAAATACAACCACAATTATATTTATGCAAGACTATTCTTATTTCACGCATATGCACTTTCATGATGTTCATAGTGATCATATTCACTAATTGCTTTCCTAGGTCTTTTCTTTGGACGATTCAGAGATGCAAACTGCAACGATTGCGATGCATATCTGGTTGCACTCATAAGATCAT